ATTCGTCAAGTGCTTCCGTGACAATTGAAGTCGGTTGTTGTGGTGTTGTTGGAACAAGACAAATCGATTGCGTCACAATTGGATTGTTTCCAAGTGTTCCCGTTGATCCGATTTCCGTGTTGATCCATCCCGCTTTGCCCCCACTTAAGAACGCAAACGGTTTTGCGTCAATTGGCGTTCCTGGAACTGCGGGAAGTACGTCTTGATATGTATATGAAAATGCTCCCGTTGTTGCGTTGTATGTGTATAAATGTCTTGTGTCGTTAACCGCAACCGCTAAACTTGTTTGCTTTTGAACTCTAATAATAAATTCAAAGTTTTGTGTTTTGTCGAAATCAACGAAAAACGCGCCCGAACCACTTGAACCCGAAGAACCGCCCGAAGGCAAATCATTGATCGGAACCGCTATTTTGTCGAAACCGAATCCCATCCCTTCAATTCCATAAAGGTTTGTTGAATTTGATTGAAGGAAACCGCCACGATTTTTTGTGTTTACTACGTTATTGAATGAAGCGTTTAAATTTGAGAAAAAAGGATTCCAAGAATCGGAAACACCCGAAAGACCGCAAGCGTCAATCTTTGTTCCGTTGTCCGTACAATCCGAAAATTCCCATGTATTGATTGGAACTTCAAAGTTGTTTGTTGTTTCTGAAAAGTAATTCGCGGTTAATTTTTCGACACCTCCAACCTTTACAGAATGAATCTTGCAAAGATATTTATCACTATTATTGATGACCGTTTCTTGAAAAATGTCTTTTATATAAAAATAAGCCTTCATAAAATTACCTTTTAACTTTTAATAAATTACATCAACAAGAAAAAGTCACCGCCCGTTGTATCAACCGAACCGCCCAAACCTTTGATTTCCGTTCGATCAAGTGTTAAATTCCCGAATGTTGAAGTTGCCCGAACCGAAACAGTCCCCGCGCTTTCACCCGCATTTGCTGAAATCGAACCCGTTGCAACTTGTCTATTTGTGTTGTGCGTTGTGAAAGTCCTATTCGTTCCCGTTGGTATTTGTTGCGTCAATATAGCATTCACACAACAAGATGTGATCATAATAAGCGAATCTTGTTCAACTGTCAAATTACCCGTGTGCGGTGAACTACTTCCCCCAGTTCTTAATGACGCACCAACTCCCCCGCAATCCGTGAAACTTCGAATGTGCATTGATATCGGATTGAATTGCGAACCGTTAAAATTAACTCTCAATTGATTGTTTCCCGTTGGCGGGTTCTCTAAATAATAAAAAGCCATTCTTTGTGAAAGTCCGTTCCTATTTAGTTGATAAAGTTGAGTCATTGCAACACCTCCATATGTGCAACCCGTATATGTTCGCGTGTTTGACATCGTGAATTGTGCGATTATCAAACCATTTGAACCCGTGTTTTGCGTGTGGTTTTGTGTTTTGTTGTTTGCCCCTGGCGTTTGATTTAGGTTCGTTGTATTCCCTTTCGTTGGCGCTGACATCTAAAGTTCGTTTATATTTGTGATTGAAAGAAGTCCCATTTCGTCAACATTATCAACTTCGGTTCTTGCTTCATATACAAACGACGTTGTTTCAAAAAAAGTCGAAACACTAACTTGACCAAGTTCCAATTTTGTTCGGTTTGCACCTAAAAATTCACCAAGCGTTGCATCGTAATCTTCATTTATTTGATTAACAATGTCTTGATCCGTTGTTGTTCCGTAATCTGAATACTTCAAATTGTCCGTTCCTTCAAGTTCTATTTTCGAAATTACAAAATACATTATGCTTGTTCTTTAATTGCAACAACGTCCCATTTTGTCGCGGTTGCGTTGTAAATTAATCCAACATAAATCGTTTTATTTGCCGTTGTTGTTGTTGGCAATGTCACGCCGATCACCTCAAAAATTGCGTTCCAAGTCAAAGCGCGATTTGTTCCGTTGTCGGTAATTCTTAAAACTAATTTTAAACCATTTGAAGGTGTTCCCGTTGGAGCGTTAATAGTTAACGCCGACGAAAGTCCCGTGATCGTTTCTTGATCGTGTTCATCAACATTCGGTGTCAAAGTTGCTGAACTTGAAACCGTGTTGTCAATCGGTGAAACAATTGTTTTTCTTTTTATACTTTTTTTAACGAATGACGCTTCCGAATCTTCAAGAACAAATTCGTCTTGATTGTCAACGGTTGTTTTTTCAGCGATCGCGGTGATTTCGTTCGCAACATCAACATGAATCGCCGTTGCGTCCGTTGTTCCTGGAATGTCACCAATCGTGATTTTTTTCTTGTTGTTACCGTCCGCAACATCTTCGATCAATAAAAAATCGTTTGTTGTTGGTGTTCCCTTTGAAGCAACCCCCGAAATTTCGGAAGCAACATTGACATGAACCGCGTTTGCGTCCGCACCACCACCGCTCGAAAACGGTTCATTCAATGCGCCTTTGTAGAATTCTCCCATTTTAATACGTATCTTGATTGTCTATTTGCGAATAATATCCCGTAATTGTTCCCGCCGTTGCGCTTGATCCGTCAACGGTAAATTTGATCCAATCGGAAACAATTGATTCAATTTCGATTGTTGCTGAACCACTCGCGCCCGAAATTGGAATTGAAGTCACTCGATTCCCGTCTTTGTCTACGAATGGAAACGTGTCGAAAGTTGTTCCATCCATTGAAACACCAACATCGAACGATCCCGTTCCGCTTAATCCAGACCAAACGATTTGCAAAGCAATCGCATAGTTTGAGGAAATTTTTTCTTTTGATGTCGGACTTGTGCTGATTGTTAGTCCGTCAAAAATTTTAAAGTTCTTATTCGCCATTTTCTTTTGATTTGATACCGTCTTCAATTATTTCAAGTAATTCTTCAACGGCTTGATTTTTTGCTTTGATTTCTTCAAACGATCCTTGAACGGGAACGCCCGTCAAAATCATTTTTTTAATAACGTCAAACGCTTGTTCGATCGTCGCTTCATTTGTTTTAAGTTCCTCCATATTTCAAAAATACGTTTTTTATCTTTATTCGTTCGGTGTGCGCTTGTATATTTTTGCGCCAAATGTACGAACACCCCAAAACATCGTTTGATTTTCAAATTTGTTTTTGTTGTATTTATTCGACCAAATCAACATTTCGCGATCAGCTAACAACCGCGCTTTGTAATCACCCAATTCGTCACGCTTGAAATCAGTTTTATAAATCCAATCATGAATAAGTGATCCAATTAAAAAATCGCCGTATGTGTTAATTATAGAATTAAAAACACGCGGAACGCTTGCAAGATCGGTTTTGAATCCTTTTGGAATTACAATCTTTTCGTTTTGATAATTCTTTTGCGACAAAGTGATGTGAAGATCGTCCCCGACCTCCCACAAATCGCCCGAATTAACAAGGAAATTCAACGGAATTTTATTTTCGTGACTAAATCGCAATTTTAAAGCGTGTAATTTGTCACCGCAACAGTTCCGATTCCTTCAAAGTATTCTTCAATGATTTGTTTTCCGTAATTACTCATAATGTAAATTACCGATTTCAAACCCGTATCACCTCCATCGTTCGTCAAATATTTGTCCGTTCCGTCTTCGTTCACCATGATGAAATCTTGTCCCATTATTGAAACGCTTTCGCCTTCAATACTTAATTGAACGGTGTTGTTTGCGTCCCATTCGTTCGATTCGCCATAGCACCAATTGAACGGAATGTTCCAAGTTGCCGAAACTTCACGTCCCGAATTTATATTTGCGGGACAAGTTATTTTTCTTATTCCCGACGCGTATATGTCAAGACCTCCCGCCTTGATTCCGCAATTTTCATTCAATGTGATTGTGATCATATCTTTTAAAATTTATTATTTTATACACTTGTTATTTTTTCCCATGCTGAACCAGTCCAAACAAATTTTTTGTTTAATGTTGTATCAAAACATTCAAAACCCTTCTCAGCGGTTCCAAAAGTTGAAGAAGAGTTAACTCTCCCAGTCGTTGTCATTGCAATATTTGCAAAGAATTTTTGCTGAGAAACGTTTGTGCTTGGTGGGTATAGTTGAAACAATGCTTTTGCATTCGCGGATAAAGGTTTACCAATCGCGAAACCAGTAACGTTCATGTACGATAAACCACCAGTTCTATATTTTATAAAAGCAGTGTTTGTATTGTCGAACATTTGGAAGTTTGGCACTCCACCTTGATAAAAAAGAGTAAAAATTTTGTTTGCGGTTCCTGGTCTATATGAATTAAAACCACCGTTTATAGTAAATTCAGTCGAAGTTGTGTTGTCATTGTTTAAAAATTTCGCGATTACTGATTCGTTATTTGGATTTCTAAAAGTATGCCCTGCCGTATTTAAATAAGTACCCCCGTAACCGATTTGTCCGTTGTTTCTAATGTCTAATAAATTACTGTCATTAGAATCAGTAACCTTAAATCCCGTTGTTCCTTCTGCATTGTTTGATGCTTTTATTAATGTGTCTTTTTGTAGACTTATTTTTTCAGCTCCGATTGGCGCGGTTCCTCCAAGCGTCCACCTGAATGAAGACAAATCAGCATAATGTGAACCGTCAAAAGTCAAATTCGCGCTTGCGATATTATCACCGCCCGTGATGTCCGACAACAACGCAATTGTTCCCGAATTGTCTGGAAAGTCCCAAGAACGACTTCCCGTTAACGTAAGCGAATCAAGAACACCAACGAACGAACCGCCTTTGTTGTATTTGATATTATCACCGTCTGTGATGTCAATTGCAAAACCGCCCGTTGTGTTTCCCGTTCGCAATGTCGTTGACAATCCGTTTGCTAAGGTGTCAAGAATATTGACCAACAATCCGTTATGGTCGGACGGTTGAATTGCGTCGTTTGGTTGTAAATCATTCAACAACGTGTTCATTGCGATGTTTACATTTGCCCTATTAAGTAAATCAGTCATAATTTTTTTTATTAATCGTATTGCGGACCATATTGTGACCCATAAATTCCAGCAACCGCAAGATTTTTATATCCTATTCGCGCGGATGTTTTATAATTTGACTTCGTAAGATCAAGATAATTGAAATCGATCAATCCTTCAAGTCTTATTTTTGTTGAACTTATTTTTGTGATTTTACATTTTGTTTGTCCCGTGATCGGAATTAATATTTCATTTTTATTGTCAAGAACAGTAGACAACATTTCAATTCCTTTTTGTCCCCCCTCTTGATATACTTCAATTCTTATGACACCGTAGTAATCAGCAATTGAACCAACGTCACCCGCGACATCTTCAAGATCAAAATCGGCTTGAATTAATGTTGATGCGTTGTCCAGTATTGCGTTTGTCCGAACATTGTCAGCATTCACGCCCGTGAAAAGATTCGTTGTCCCAGCTTTATTAAAATGCGTGATTGCTCCATCCCAAACCGTTGATTCTTCATAGTTTGCAACAAATACATTTGAACTGTTTTTTGTGTTAACCAAAACACCGCCCGTGTTCAATTCAGTTTGAACCGAAAAGCGAAGTCGCCAATCGTTTGAAAAAGTGTCCTTCGATGGATAAAATTGATTTTTCCCATCAAGTTGTTCATTCGGATCAACCAAATCATTCGGGACGTTTGGATTCGCAACCCAATCTTCCCAACGGAATCGCATCGCGAACCGCATGATATAAGCCTTTTTCGTTCCGACATCGCTTGAAGCATCGCGAACAATTTGAACAATGTTTTTGTCCGATCCCGCGACCATTTGGAACCCCCTTGTGTCGTTAAAATTTATTTGTTGAACCTTGCTTCCATCAACGGGAAAAGATGTTGTATTTACATCGTATTGATCAGCTAAAAAAGTTGCGCCCGTTAACGTGTTGAATCCTTCAATAATAAACGAAACCGAATCAACGCTTTCATTTTTTGCCGTGTCCAAAAACATCAAACTTTGTGTCAAAATTTCATCTTCAGCCGATCCGTTATAATTTAACGAACCCGAATTTGTGATTCCTTGCGCGTGGTTTAGAAAGTCAATACTAAGATCGCCCAATACAAACGAAATCGGCGCTTGAATAAACGAATCAAACCCGCAAAGGATTGAAACACGATCCGAAATGTTAGAAACAAGACTTTCGTACGCGCAACTAAACCAAATGATAAAATTACCGTCTGAAATATTAATTGAATCAAAATAGTCATCGAATAGCGTGTTTGGTTGGAATTGTCCCGCAATTGTCACCGTGTTCGAAACATTTGTAATTGAATCAAATCGAATGTCCATCTTTGCTCCGAAACTGTTTGTGTTCCCTGCAAAAGTTGTTTGCGGTGTTGATTGGGTCAAAACACCAGTTCCCAAGCCGTTGTAAAGTATATTTTTATAATTGAAATTATTATTTTTTGCAATCAATGTTTGATCAAATGGAACAAATGCAAAACCGAATTTGTATGTCGAAGTTGCTGAATTGTTTGGTTGGTCAATACTGATTCGGAAGTTCGTGACCGCATCTTGTAAAATTGAAGAAATTGTTGATCCGTTCGTGTCGGTATAAGTTGTTCCTATATTTTTATAAATCGCGGGATTTCCGTCAAAATTTTCATTAAACCAACCAACATTTCCGAGCAAAGCGGTTGATGTTTGATCCGTTGTGATTGAAACATTCGGATTGTTTAGTTGTTGTAAAAAAGTAAGTTCAAAAACGTCCGTAATTGAATTAACGTCAAAAAATGGACTTGGTGAAACCATGTTTTGAAAGTCCGCAAGACTCAAAAACAACGGTGAAATAATAAATTCAACCGTCACAATAAATGATTGTGTTGGTCCAACAACGCCCGCGCCTTTTATCGTTGCATTTAATACCGTTGACCCCGAAGTGAATCCAAGTGTTGTCATCGGAACGATCGTCACCGTGTCGGTTGGATCGATATTGTCAGCCTTGAAAGTCGGTGTTGTTCCGTCAATTAATGAACTCAAAGATGCTCCCGCAACTTCATCGTTTGGGATTAAATTATAATTAAACAAAACACCTTCAACGTTGTCCGTTGATTGGATGTTCATTGATGTGTTTACTTGTGTGCTTATATTTATAGGGTAAGAACTTGAGGGAGGAAAATCACCCGTTATTGATCCCAATATCATTGTAGTTGGCGAAAGAACTGTGATGACACCCGTTCCCGCATAAGTTACTGGCGGAGGAACTTGTCCAATTATATCAAAAGTTGTTGACCATGAAACCGAAGTTCCAACATAAAAACCGTTGGAAGCGAAATCACCGATGTTTTGTGTTATTGTATTAACACCGTCCGATTCGAAAACATTTGAAAAAGATGAATCAACAGAAATTTCAACTTCAAGATTCAATTGAAGGGAAATTTTATCGCCTACATTTCCCAATAACCACGAAGTTTTTTCCGCTCTGAATTGGTTTGTGTATTCTCGAAGAATTATTTTAGCCCCCATATTTTTTTGTTAATTCGTCGATTCGTTGTTGGATATTTGAAACGCTTCCGTTTTTTGCGTCTTCCATCAACTTGCTTGACTCTTTAACAAGTGACTGCATTTTAATCTTTTCTTCATTCGTTAATTTCGGCATCATTGATTCCATCATGTTGTTCAAAACATTTGGTGCCTTGTCCAACTCTCTTTGGAGATTTTCAGCCAATTTTAAGGAATCAATTAAAAATTTATTCGCCTTCATTAAAAGCTAAGATAATGTTTTTTGTATAAAGTTGCGATATTTTATATCGAATATTTGCAACTTGATTTTGAAAGTCCCAATCAATCGACAAAATTATTCCGTTTTGTCCGTTTGCCGTTGTGAATTCCCTATTTAAGAGTAATGAAGTCCAATCAGCATCGCAAAACGGAACTTTTTCGGCAACCTTAATGATTGATTGATTGTGAATTGTCAAATTTGTCACGGGATCAACTATTTCCGCAAACGATTCGATAAAGTGAAATTTATCCCATAATGTTTGCGCGGTTATTTGCGTAGTTGACAATTGTTCTTCTGAAATAAAAAGAAATTTATCAACCGTTGTTGTGTCGTCCGACAATTCCATCATTCCAACGCGGTTCGTTATTTTTGGCGCAAGTTTTGATTTTCGGAAAACATCAACCGCCGTCGCAACGTCTTTCAATAATTCTTCATATTTTGTCAATCCGTTCTTTCGAAACGCCCTTGCAAATGGCGGTCGAATTGATGTCAATCCCTTTCCAAGAATATTTTTTTTGTTTACGATTGTGTTTGGTTCGGAAATTATTTGATAATTGTTTCCTTTGAAATTTTCCAAAGTGTTTTGATCCTGGATATCAGTTTGAAACGAAATAAAGTAATTTTTTACAAATTCGCTTGTGTTGTATGTGAATTCTGAAAGTCTTTTTGTTTGATTCGTTTCCACGTCTGGCAAAATGTAGGACGAACTCCCTTTCCAATAGTCGCGCCTTTCAAATATAAAAACACCGTTCACAATTTTATAATCAGCATTGAAAGTTTGAATCATTTGACGAATGAAGTCCCCGAAATTATAAATTGCTGAACTTATATTTGGATGACCAACACCGTTCGCGCCCCCTCCGATTTGTCCACGTTTTGACTTTATTGGAAGGAATGTCGCATTTGAAAATGGCAAAGAATTGAAAATACTTGATTGAAAAGTAAGACCCAAAGATTCCAAACCAACTTCAAACATTCTTTTGAAAGTCATCCCGTTGTATCTTCGAACGGGCGGAAAATACTGATCAACCAACCCCGCAACCGCTGAAATTAACGCCAAAATAACCGCACCAACAAAAATAATTTCAGCGACTAATTTAATACTTGCCGAAATTATCAAACCAAATGCAAAACCCGAACCAATCGCCGAAATCAAATCGGCCGTACGGTAACCAATTGATCTAATTCCGTAAATTGTTTCTTTTGCTAATAAAAAAGATGTGATCAACAACGGACCAACAATGAACGCGTCTGGTCTGAAAGTTAAAACATAAGGGACAACAACATAATCGGAAGCCTTAATGTATTTATTCGCAATCGAACCGAACGAAATCCCGTCAGCAACTTCACTCAACCAATCAACACCGTCTTCCTTCATTATTTCCGCGATGACTTTTTCACAATCAACAAAAGTCGCGTCGTTTGTCAAGTCAACCATTCCGTCAAAAATGGTTTTAGAATTCAATTTTATTTTATATGGAACCCCTTCAAAGATTCCAGGACCACCCGTCAAGCCGTCCGCAACTTTTTGATTCAACAGTTTCGCGTCTTCCATTGCAAACTCAATTGATGTCAATGAAATTTCCGATTCCTCTTGTCCTTCGCCCGTTTCCCAATTTGCCGACAAAGATAATTCGGGAGCGTTCACGGGTGTTCCTGCGGGTTGCCCGTCCAATTCAAACGATAAACTCATATTCTTTTCTTTTTAACTCGATAACGGTTAATTACTTTTTTATTATTTGATTTCCTTGTATCAACAAAATCAAGAATATTGTCCGACATTCTTTGAACGTCAATGACTTGTTCTGGTTTGTTTTGAATCGCTTTCCGCGTTTCTTTCATTTCTTGTAACAATGCACCGTCAACACTCGAACCGCTTTGAACGACTTGAAGCGCGTTGACTTGTGGTTGCATAAAGTTTGATCCGATCGAACCATTGTCAATTGATTTTGTTAATTGAATAAAGTTGTTCTTTCCGAATTTGTCCATTGTCGAACCCTTCCAAATCCCTTCGTTTCCTTCAGCTAATATCGGAACACCGAACCCGCGTTTTGAATGTGATTCGCCACGAATTACGCCATTACTTATTGAATTACCGTTTTTGGATCCGTTTTGTCCCGCTTTCAATGAATCGTTTATGTCCCCGTGTTCGCCCGTTCCTTGACCGAATGAACTGATCGCGCTTTCAATACCTTGTAAGATGCTGAAATCACGTAAAACCGTTATGATCGCGTTCTTGTCACCAGAAGCCGAAGCGGAAGAATAAGCGTTGTAAAGTGCTTGAATCTTGTCAAGTGCGATTTGTTTCTTTTGCGCTTTGATCTTTTTTTGCTCCAAGTTCGCAAGTGCTGATTCTTCAAACGCTAAATTGTTGGACAATCCTTCTTGCGCACGTTGTTCTTGCGTGTCAATGATTGACAATTGTTTTGCTTCCAATTTGTCCAATTCATCAATTTGTTTTTCAAGATTGTTTTGAAATGAATTGAAGATTGCTTCGGCGGTTTTGTCTTGAATGTCTTTGATCTTTTCCGATTTGTCTTTTTCAATGTCAACTTCTTTTTGCGCTCTCAATCTTGCAAGTTCAAGTTCTTGATCAATCGAATCTTTTCCAATCGATTTCCTTAGTTCAATTTCTTTTTTAAGTTGTTCGATTTTTAACGCGGTTAATTTTTCGTTAATTTCTTTTTGTGTTTCACCCGCCAACAACGACTTCAATTCTTCCGCTTTTGCGTTTCGTTCTTGGTCTTGAATGAAAAAGTCAAGGTTCAAATCTTTTCGCCTTTGATCAGCCTTTTTTTCAATTTCCGCAATTATTTCATCAAGTTTTTTGTATTCGGTTGTTGTGTCAGCAAATTTCTTTTGCTCCAACTTTGCCGAATCAATCGCGCGTTCTTCCTCCAATCGAATTGATTCAAGTTCGCGATCACGTTCCGAAATAAAATTTTCCGCTTTCAAATCTTCCAATTGCTGAATGATTTCTTTTCGAATTTCGAAATGTTCTTGTTCTAAATCAATTGACGCTTGATCAAGATCGCGTTCTTGCGTCCTGGCTTCCCGAACAACTTCCAATAAACGCCCCTCCAATATTTCGGACAATTCATACCCACGAATCTTTTCATTCAACAATTTCGAATCGCTTGTTGCAATCAAATCGTTGATGTCAATTTGAGTTTTTGCAACCTTGTTGATTTCGGAAATTTCTTCAGCCAATATCTTTTTTTGAAGTTCTTCCGTTTCTTTCAACAATTTTTTTCGTTCGTCAAATTTCAATTTGTCACTTGCAATCAATTGTTCGTTAATCGTCTTTTGATTGTCAAACCCATCAATTAAAATGTCAAGATTCTTTTCGATTTCGTCTTGTTCCAATTGTCTTCGAACCTTTGAAAGTTGAAGCGATTTGATTTGTGCTTCTTTTCGTGCTGATAAAACTTCCCTTTCCGCGTCAAGTCTTTGAATTTTTTCATCCGTTGTCAATTTTCTTTGACTTTCCGCAATTTTCAATTCTTCGTTGACCGCTTTCAAATTATTTTCGTCGATTTGTTGCGAAATCTTTGACGCTTTTTGTTGTGCGTCAATACTTGTCAAAATCGCTTTTGTTCTTTCCTCAAATGATCGCGTCGCGTCCCCTTCGATTTCTTCCGCTTTTTCGCTGATTGATAGTTGCTTTTCTAATTCAACAGACAATTCCGCGTTTTCAAGTTTTATTTTATTAAGTATTTTTGACAACGCCATCGCCTTTGCAACCGCTTCGGAAATTGCACCGCCTAAACCTTCAAATGTTTCCGTGAATTGCTTTGTCGCTTCCGTGCTATCTTCCGAAATTGATTTGTTCAATTTTTTTATTTCGTCATCATTTGATTTGATTGATCCTTCAATTGTTCCAAGTTCGTCATCAACGCCACCAAGCAAATTTTTCGCTTCCAAAAATATTTTTTTGATGCTTAATCCGAAGTTTTCAAATTTCAATCCAAGAACGCTGAATTTGTCAGCCAATACCGAAAAGATGTTTCCCAAACCTTGACCGAAAGTGATCAAACGACCAACAACAACTTCCAGGATCGCACCGAATGACCGCATCGCACCGTCAAGACCATTCAAACCCGCTTGCGTTTTTGTTAATGTTGCCAACAACGAACCAATTAAAACAAGAACGACACCGATTCCAGACGTAATCAATGCCGCCTTCAAAATCTTCATTGCTTTCGCCGTTCCAAGTGTTGCAAGTCCGAACAATCGTTGCGTGAAAGTTGCTTTTTTCGTGACCTTATCTTGAACCTCCGTTGCAACCGTTTCCGCTTGAACGCTATCTTTTAACTTGTCTTGTGCCTTTCGAAGTAATTCAACAATTGTGCTTAATTTACCCATAACGCCACCCAACGCGCCCGAAGTGTCAATCGCTCCAACCATCGATTCAGTGAACGCGCCCGTTTCTTCCAACGCTTCCTTCACTTGGTCCTTATAATTTCCGACCGATCTTTGTGTTTGTCCAACCGACTTGTCAACCGCTTTCAATTTTGTGTCCAATTCCGTGACGTTCAAAAGTAGTTTTCGCGCTTCCTCTGAGTTTTCTTTCCCCGCAACCGCTAAATCTTTATATTTTTTTCTTAAACTATTTAGAATTTTTGATTGCTTTTCATATTCCCCCGTCAATCCTTTGTTTCCTTTGGCTTGATCTTTCAACGCTTTTTGTTGCTCCCGAATTTCAAGTTTCAATTCTTCATTTGACAAGGCTTGATCGTCTGTCAATTCGATCAATTTCTTTTTCAATGTTTGTTCTTGTTTCGCTAATTTCAACGCCGATTTTTTTTGTGCGTTCATTTCGCCTTCAGCCGTTTTCAAATCTTCGTTCGCTTTCAAAAGTTTTTCAAGTTGCTTTTCCATCTTTTCAAGTTCTTTTTCTTGATCGCTTGTTGTGTCCGTTGAATCTTCCGTTGCTTTTTTTGTTTTCGCAATTTCTTTTTGAAACGTCTTTTGTGATTCAAGAAATGTTTTTTCAAGCAATTTGATTTTTTTGATCAAATCGTCAATCGCGCCGTCGTCAACTACTAAATCTGAATATTTGATTGGATTATCTGCCATTATTGTTTTTGTTAACTAATTCAATTAAAACATAAACTTCTTTCACAGTCATTCGTTTGACATCTCGTCCGTTCGCGTTTGCGCTTAAACTGTGACACAGTTCTTCAAACGCCTTGTCGAATTCGATTTCGTAACTTCCCGACCCATTGAAAGATTTCGGCTTCACTAATGACAACAAATATCTTTCGATTTTGTCAGCAATTTCATTGTCTTCACCAGACAATAATTCATCACATATTGCTAAAATACGGTTTTTTCGTTGAATAAAGATATTTTTGCGATCCAAACCGTTGAACTTTACGGGAAAAAACATTTCAAGTTCAAATTCTAGTTTTTTTTTACTTCGTCCGTTTTCGTGTAAACAATTGATTTTGTCAAGTCCCATTCAGACAATTGGTCCAGGATCAACCGTAAATTTTCGCTTGAATAGTCCGTGATTAGTTTCCCATCAATCCGACGGATCAATGAAGCGAAGGCAAACCCGCGCAAATTGTTTTCTGTTTGTGCGTTGTGGACCGTGTTTCGCAAATTATATAATTCGTTTAACGCTTCCTCCACCATTTCTTTTGACAAAAAGTTGTGAATCTTCACGGTCTTTTGATCGAAATCGGAAATTGTTGAACCAAGTTCCGCATCAAGCATAATATATTTGTTGAATGCGTTGAAGCGGTTGAACGGCAAATCGTCGATCGATTCGAATAATTCAATTTTGTGTTTTCCTAATTTAAGCATTTTTGTACGGTTGTTGCTGATAATAAAGGTACAAATAAAATTGACATTTCAAAATCAAAAAATATTTGTGGAATTATCAAAACAAAACAAACGTGATGCGCAAAACAAAAATTGCATTCAATCGCTTTTTGAATCAAACTGTTTGGAGCGCGTCCGCTTAATTCGTCACGGATTCCCCACTTGTCCAACAACAGAATGATCGACCAGGTAAGCAAAGAATAAAATACTATGTTTTCTATAAAGTACAATTTTCTTCGATTGTTACTGTTAAATTAAATTTGAAACCCGCATAAGGATAAGAAAAAAACTGTTTGTCAATTTGATTGAATGAATAATTTGAATAAATTGAATCTATATCTTCCTCGATTGAATTGATGTTCAATTCCATTCCTATAGAACCGCCGTTTGTCAATTTGTCCCGAACTTCTTTTTTCAATTGTTCCGTGAAATAATAATTCGCGCCCTTTACAGAATCAATCTGACGTAAGTTGACCCAAACGATCAAACCAAGATCAACATCGTAAAAATTAGATGTGTTGCGTTCATATTCGCCGTTGATCGTTTGTGTTCCAACCTCAAAAAACGACATCGCTTGTAAATTGTCATTAAATTCAACGGAATAATATTCACCGCTTGATTGATACACCATCGGCTCGCGATATTCCTCCCCGTTTCGATTCGTCACTTTTATATATGACCGCCCGAATGAATGCGTCAACCAAGTCAACGATCCGACAAGGTTTTGAAGTTTAGCAATTGCCACATCAATGAAAACGGGATTTGGCGGGATTGGAACGGTTGGATTCGCGTATGAACTCATAATTTTATTTTATTATTTTTCTTCGTAATTGTTTCAATAAGTCTGGACGAACAACCAATTCTTGAAACAATTCAACATTGTCGTCAGTCAATCCAAACACCCGTTCGCCGTATCGTTTGACAAGATGTTTTGTTTTCTTGTCTTTTGCATCAATCCGAAACGATTCATTTCCAATATTAACAAAAAAAGATTTGTGAAAGTCCCCCGTCAATTTCAATGTCACTCGATCAGTCGGTTGGTTTAACGCTTTTTTAATTTTTATATATGGATTCGAATATGAAGGTTTTAACTTTTGATCGTTGTTGTTCACACCATCGCGAAACAACTGATCCTTTGTGTTCAAATCGATTATTTCATTCGCGTTGTCTTTGACAATCGCTTTGATAATTTCAAGAATGAAATCGTCCTGGACCGTCTTCAATGTGTTTATGACTCCCGCGAATGGCAACATTAAATTGCGCGTTTTTTAATTCCAAACTTATCGTTGCAAGGTAAACAAGGCGAATCAATTTTACTGAAATCAAAAGATGTTGCTTTGATCGATTTTTCCAATCGCATAGCTAGACCTTCCTCGTGTGTTTCTCGATCGCCTTCCAAATCACGAATGATCATGTGTTCCGATACGTTCGCAATTCTATTCAAACGAACTGAATGTTTCATATCGTTCAAAATATCAACCGCGACTTGTTTCCCAATTAGATCAGCCAACACAAATTTTTGTTCGCATAAGTAATTCGAAATATCACATTGAACCGAAACACCGAAATTCAACCCGAAATTGTTTGTTGTTGAATAAACTTTTTCAGTATAATCAAACATTTTGACACCGTTCAAATTTCCGCTTTCAACAAAACACGGTGTAATTCGAATGAAATCAAGTCTTCTATTCCATATTTTCATAGCGTTCGCACCTCCCGAACAAGTATTGCAAGGACCATTCAACCAATTGAAATCTTTCTTGATCGCTTGTCCAACAATATCGGCTTGAAAATATCCAATATAAAACAAACCGCCCGAATCGTATTGGTTGGAAAGATATTCGAAATCAATCACAGTCGACAAGGTGAGCCACTCAAACGAATTCCCCTTTGTCGTTGTTGCTGATATTGTTTGGATCGCGTCTTCTTGTGACGTGTGAAAAATATATATATTCAAATTTGTTTGCGGTTGTGTAAATTGCAAACCGATTTTATCAATGATTGTTCGGACACCGTATGAATTTTTTAGCTCCAATTCAACCCCAACGAATTGACCGCTTGAAGTGATTGTGTCCGTGAATCTTCCAATTCCATCGAACAGTCTGGATGAATTCAAAATTGTTTTTGAAGATTCGTTGAGTTTCTTATCAATGCAAACTTTCGTGATCGCCTTCGAAATTCCTTGATCAACTTTTTGTTTCAAATATGCGTCGATCGTGTCCGTCTTCGGCATCGTGTTTGAAATGTTTTCGATCGTCAACAATGGATGAAAGTCGTTATAAATGAAACCCGAATCACTTTGTAAAAGTGTTGCATCCGTTATTTGCGGAACGTCTGGATTTGAATCGTTTCGCCACCCAAGAAGCGAAGTCATGCATTGTTGAACGATACTGTTTTGAAACATTTTGAAAGATTTTATTCAAATATACGAAAATTAACAATAAAACAATTAAACAATTTTTTTGGTTTTATCAAATTATTTGCCAAAGTAAATTTTAAAACTATTTTTTAACGATCAATAAACGCCATTAAAACGGGCGTTTATTTTGGTGTTAAAAAAAATTATATCACAACAACCCAATCAAACGCGAATGGCGTAATTTAAGCCGATTTAAACCATTCAATAAAATTTCACTACGTTTCGGATCGTTTCGGTTGAATTTGATCCGTAACATCATGACAGACATATTCTTTTCGATCAGAAGAATCACGTCAGTAATCGCACGAACACGCAAGACCGTTTCGGGCGTTTCGGGATAATCTTTCCAATAATCTTTGATAATTTCGTTTAATTGCGTTTCAAGTTTCATGTCACTAAGATATAGCAATTTAAGACACTGAACAAATTTATATAATATATAAACGAAAAAAAACCGCCATGAAATTAATCACAACGGTTTTTCATATACAGAAACTTAATTCTTATGCGTCTAATTCAGCTTTGTGAATTGATCCCGCAAGTGTTACCGCATCCCTATTGTAAGAAGTAATCAATGCAACGTCAGTTGAAAAGATAAATGTTTCTTTAACAGAAGCGTCAAGTTGTGGTTGTGAACCTCCAACCGCAACATTGTTGTCAGCACATTCTTTGAAATATCTTAATCCCATTTCAAGATCAACTATTGGATATTGAAAAGTTGTGAAGAAATTGTCATCGTTTATTGTTTCACCGTTTATGAAATCTGGAGCGTTTCTATTCATAGTCGCTAAACTTCCCTTTGGAATACAATAAGCCGTTGCTTCTTTTCCTCCAGCAGTATCAACAGAAACTCTGTTTGAATAACCGAAATCAAATTGACCAAATTGGAATTCGCTATTCGTTCCATTTTGTGTTCCTTGATTCAAGTATTGATTCACCGTTGATTGTAAAGTTGTTGAACCAATCACGTTGTATCTTCCGTCGAAGTCATCACCTTCCATGATCACACCTAAATCGTTGAAAAAGAATTGTTTTTGTGCAGAAGTTACTTGAACCGAATCACCAACTAATGCGCCATATTTTGCACCCGCTCCGATAAATGGTGAACCCATTATCGCCGTTTTGTCCGCTTCCAATTTTGTAATTGAAGCATTGTCCAAAGTTTCAGCGAACTTTTTTCCATAACGCTTTATCTTTCTTTCGAAATCAGCCATGTAGGAAATGTCGTTGTTGAAGTATTGTCCAGGTATCATTGTGAACCCGAATTGATACGTTGCAAAAGTAACCGTCACAAGTTTCGAAGTGCTTTCATCGTTTCCGATAGTACACGTTCTCGCGTTTGTGATTGTTACATCAGCTCCATCAATTACTGGAATGTCTAAAGTGTTTCCGCTTGAAATTCCCGCTTTCGCTAAGATGTCAGCGTCAACGATTGATTCTGGATCAGTTGTGTCTTCAACAAACTTCATCCATGCCCCATAAGTTGACAATCTATCTTCGTACTTGTCAAGGGTGTTTGCATATTGCGATCTTATCGCCTGCAATCTTGTGTTAACTAAACTCATTTTTTAAGTTTTAAATTATTAAAAATTATTTATTTTGCCGTTTATGTTTACCCTTGACAGTCGCGGTCTTGTTCAAAAATACAAAAAATTATTTGATTGGCAAACCTTCCATGTGTTGCGCAAACAATTGATCCATTTGTTTTCGGTATTCTGGCGATCGTTTTGACAACCCTTTTGAAATCAAATCGTTTTCAATTGCGGTCATCAATTGACCTTGTGTTTTTGCCGATGAAATTGAAGCGGAAGTCATCAACGGATTCGGATTGTTCAAATCCTTTTTGTTCGGATCAACACCGCCACCCGTCGCGTCTTTCTTTGCAAGAACTGATTCCAATCTTGTTCGAAGTAATTGTTCCGCTTTCATATTTGCAAGATTCTTGTCACGGATCGGAATGTCACCATCGTAAAAAGTCACCGTTCCGTCCTCCATTACTTTCGCGCTTGATGTCAATGAAGCAATCAAATTGTTCACGTGGCCATCAACCAAGTCTTTCGGCAATGTTTCGTTGAAAGTTAATCCAGACAATGCTTTTGTCAAACTCGATTCAATTTGTCCCAATCTTGTTTTTTCTTTGAACCCTTCGATTTGACCCGTTAATTCTTTTATTCTTGTTTCCGTATCGATTTGTAATGAATCATACAATCCTTTGAAATGATCATTTGCCGAACCGTTTTCAATCTTCACGTTTAATTCTGAAATGATTCGATCTTTTTCAGCTAATATCGACGGATCGTTTGCGTTCGCTAATTGTTTTAACTTTGCCGTTTCTTCCTTGAAAAAATTATAAGTCTTCACACCGTCGGGACGTTTCTCCCCAAACGCCTCTTCAAAATCGTTGTCATAACCTTGATGTAATTCACCAATTGTTGTCTTGATCTTGTCGTTCCAATGGTTTTCAGCGTGATTGCTTAACAACGCTTGACCGCTTTCCGATCCTTTGAATCCTTCAATAAATTGTTCTTTCAATTCCGCGTTGTTTTCAAATGCTTCGTTGATCTTGTCAATGTTTAATTCGTCCATAAATTACTCGTTTTTATGATTTTGTTTGTTTTAAATTTCTGTTTTTGGTTCAATTTTTTTTGTTGCTTTTTTTTTCGGCGCGATATATAATGGATCATGTAAAACAAATAAATTTGTATATCCCAATAACGCCAAATAATTTGGAGCCTTTGCGCCCTTCTTTCCTTTACCTCCAATCTTCGTAATATAATCACTTTGATTCATCTTGATAATTGAAGAACGAACGTCATATTTCTTCAACGATGGACGGTGAACGTCTTCGATCAATAAGATGTGATAAAACCTTGCTTCGGCTTCATTGATTTCGGTTGGAACTTGCACGTCGCTCCATGCGGACGCTCCTTTTTTACAATCTTCTAATTTGTTAGGCTTCATTTGTTTCTGTTTTAATTATGTAAGATTTCAATATTTCCGTAATATTATCAATTTTTTTGTCGAAATCCAAATCACGCCCGAAGTCAATGATATTTGTGTTTTCACGTTCGAACCTTGCAATGTAGTTTGAAAAACGCGCTTTGATAATGTATTCATCCATTGTCATCGCCCCGTCCGTCAACAACTGTTTTGATTCGTTAACCGTTTTGTGTGGTTCTGGATTCAAGTTGTAAAGCGTCCACGCCCGTTTGATTCGGTCGTCATTCCCCTTGTATTTTGTTTCAAGGATTTGACGATAAATTTGATCGATTTCTTCATCTGGTTCGCCGTTCAATTTCGCGTCTTTGTATTCCTCCATCAAATCACGAACCGATTTCAAAAAGAATTCATCGCCATAAAATACAACGGATGACAAAAATTGATCGCCATATTTCAAACGCGCAACCGTATCGTTCGCGAACTTATTAATCTTTTCTAAACTTGAAGCGATTATCAACAACACGTTTCGCCTTGATTCAAACGATCCGAAAACTTGTTTTTCATTCACGGATTGATTGTCCAAGACCGACGCGGTTGTTCCAATCGTCACCGATCGAACTTTGTCCGCGTATTCGTTTATTTTATTCTTTACGTATTCAAGGGACTTCGTGTCTGGTGTTGTAATCTTTACGGGATCGGACAAATTCGGGTCTTCACTCGATTGTGGCGCGGGTACTTCATAGAATGTTCCTGGACACATTTCAACGCGGTTTTCACACGCTTGACATTTTACTTGATTCGTTTTGATTACTTCAACACCATTTTCCCAAATAGTATATTCGTTTTTTATATAGCCATCTTGACACCCTTCGAAATTGCAAAGTTCTTCGTATGCCGAAATGATTGGAAAAGTTCCGTATAAATCAGCATATTCTTTGAACGTGTCAAATGCAAGATAGCGATCCAATGTGGACAAAACGTCCGTCAATGGTGATTTCTTCTCAATGGTGTTGTTTGCGTTTAGATTCTTATCCCAAAAATATGACGCGGGACAATAACCAAGACCGTGAAGTTGATCAACAACCGCATCACCGACAATTTGATTCCCTTCGGTTTTGTATATTCGATATGATTCATCGTCATATACCGCGATCGTGTCTTTGTTGATTGTGAAAATAATATGATCAACCGTTCCGTTCTTGTCTGAATGAATGTCAATGATGTTTGAAACATCAACAAAATAATAATACGGATTCGGTGTCGATCCCGTTTGTTCGGTTGGAATGTCCACAACCAAAACGGAATTGATTGAATACTTTAATTGTTCAAAACCGATTGTTTTGAAAAAATGTTTGTCGTTTAATTCGTTTCGTAAATAGTCGACAAATTCTTGTGACAAGTCTGGATTCGAAAATTCGTAATTGAAAAAAGGATTCTGACCGTCGAAAACTCTTTGATATTCCGTGAAGATATCTTGTGTTATTTCAAGCGAAACAACGGGAAACCGCAACAACTGAATAAATCTTTGATATTTGTCATCAGTCAAATATGACTTGATCCAAGCAAACAATTCATCAAACGCGGGATTCGATCGCGCATTTTCAATTTGTGTTTCGCTATGAAGTTTTAATCGATTTTGATGACGAACCGCGTTTTCTAGTTGTTTTCTTTTTGGTCTGTCCTCCAATATCGATTGAAGTTGTTTTTTTTCTAATGACATTTTTTGAAAATTCAAATTCAGAATCGTTCGGAAGTGACCAAACAGTATTGTTCAATGAAAGAATGTTGACGGCGTGTCCATAACTAAACGTCTGAACACGACCGCCTTTTTCCTTAAGTTTTATAAACTCAAACATATTTTTATAATCCCGTTAAAGGGTCAAAATCAGCAGGAACCGAAATCGCCTTGTACTTTGACCAATCTTTTTTGATGTTGAATGAAACCGCTGAAGCATCTTTTGTCGCGAATCCTTCATTTCCTTGATCACCTACAAAGAAGCTTGAAATTGGAATTCCTTCAAATACTCCCGTTGTTTTTTCCCAAAGAATGATTTTTCCATCTTCGTTGAATAAATAAACAACAAGATTCTTTTCACATCTAAGGTTGAAAAGTGCTTGAATTACTTCTTTGTTCATTGACTTAAACATTCCCGCGAATGCTGATGCGTTGATTCCAACAAGTTCAGTTTCACCGTTCAATGTTGAATTGTCGCCACCGCCGTTTGTGATCGCTTCACCTGGTGTGATAACCGCTTCAAATACGAATGGAGTCACAACAATGTGTGTGTCGCCAACGGCGGAAGTTCTTGTTTGCCAATCAGCCAACAAAGTGACATCGTTCCCCGCAGTACCGTCGAACTTATCGCCCGCTCTTTGGATTGCAAACTTTTGAATTTGTAAAATATTCTCTGGACAAGGTTGTGCAGGAATGTTCCCGATCGCGGTTGGTGATGGGCATAAACATGATAATGACATATTTTTAATTTTAAAAGTAAATAATTACTTCGATCGCCTACCCATAAACCAAACCGAAACGTATTTTGTAAATATACAAATTTTTTATAATAAAAAAAGTATTAATTTTTTAGCAATGTTTAATTCAAAGCGATCGTTTCAAATGAATATCTTTTTTTTAGCAATTCGGACAATTCGTCAAACGTCAATTTTATGACCATAGGATAATTCAACCCCGCCAAATGAAGACACGAACCGTCGTCATCAAATGCGTGACAAACATAATGATCAAGATTGAATTCGAATTCATCCCACCAAGACGTTCTTTTTTCGGTTGCTTCGTCAATACTTACACAAAGTATTTTTGTTTTTATTATCATTTTAATTGCGTCGTTTAATTCCTCTTTTGTTTTCCTTATTCAATCCAATCTTTTCGAAACAAACATATCGAAACGCGTCAATCCCGTGATTGTAGTTGTCAATCGGTTTGTTTAGATATTCACCGTCTTTTGTCTTGGTCCATTGGTAATTGCTGAATTCATCGATTAAATTAATACTTTTTTTGTGAATATTTATTTTAAATCTTTTCATCACATCAATTCCCGAATTTATTGATCCTGGTCCTTTTTTTACGCCACGAATCGCACGGAAGCCACCGCGACGGATTTCCGCGATTGATTTTGGTTCGGATGAATCAGCAATGATGTCTTCAAGCGTTCCAATACCAAACGCCCGCAATTTCTTCGCGATGTCTGGATTCGTCAACCCTGTTTCAAAACAAAGTTCTTCCACCCAAAGTTCCCCGCCTTGATATACAACTTTTATGATCGCGGTTGGATCGTTCGTAAATCCGAAGTCTAATCCGTACGCGGTCCACTTTCCAGATTCGGGAATTTGTTCGCACGTTTCCCAATTGTTAAAAATAACGCCTTCAAGCGATCCAATTTCGCCTAATCCGTAGACCTTCCAAAATTGTTCGTCACCGCTGATCAAATTTCCAACTTCATCGAATATTGGTTTCCTGGATTCGATCGCGTCAATAATTGATTGCTCCAACAATGGTTTCCCCGTCAAGTGATCAACATTGTCTTTGTAAGTTGATTTTATGAACGCGAATTTGTTTGATGGTTGCATCAATTTAGAATGAACCCAAAATTTCGACACGGGATTGAAATCAAGAAAGACTTGATTCTTTGTTCTTATTTCCAATTGTGTGAAGGCATCCCACGAAATCCGATTGCATTCATTCACAAAAAGAATATCACGACGCGCCCCGCGAAGTTTTGCGTCGTTGTCAGCCGAAAAGAATTCGATTGTCCAATTTCCAAGTTTATATGTTGAATCTGTTTTGTTGTGATTGTCTTCTTTGTAAATTCCTAATTCAATAAGTATTTTAAAAGAGTCACGCATCACACCCCGTTTCAAATGCGGGATTGTTTCAGCAACAACCGAAACCAATTTTGATTTTTTGCTTGTTAATGATTTGACAATAAGAATTTGAGCCGTCGAATAAGTCTTTGAACTTGACGTTCCGCCTTGCAACACGATGAACCGATTGTCTTTTGACGCTTCAGCAATCTTGACGAATAGGTTTGTAAATAACATTTTTATTCTTCGTCGCTTAGTGCATCATTTAATTTCTTTGAAACCTTGATTTCCAATTGTCCCGAATTAATATTTTCATTCAATGTCTTTTCAAAATAACCACGATTCTTTCCTTTGGTTTTCAAAAAGAAAATTGTTGAAGCGGGATTCCCCCCTTTGATTTGTTTATGCAATTGAGATTCCGCGAAGTCCAAAACAACATTTTCAATGTCATCGGCTTGTTTTTTGAATTCTGGATCATTGTTGTAATAATCATAAAAAGTCGAGCGATTAAGGCCGACAATCTTGCAAGCCGTTGTTATAACGCCAAGACATTTTTCCATCGCTTCAAGCAATGCTTTTTTATTATGTTGGGTTTTGATGGTCTTATTCATTGATCCAGGTTTCTTTTGTTATGTCTTCGCCGTTTCTTTTTACCGTGAATTTTCTGTTGTTGTCAGTCATGTATTTGACCCACCGTTTCACAATAACGTCGCAATATTTCGGATCAAGTTCTTGTCCGTAACATTTGCGATTCGTTTGTTCCGATCCAATCAATGTCGATCCACTTCCAAGAAACAAATCAAGAACAACGTCATTTATTTCAATTATGTTTTCAATTGCCATCTTAGAAAGTTCAACGGGTTTTTGTGTTGGATGCAAGTACTTATTTGCTCGGTCTTTTACTACTGACCAAACACTCCCAATTCGTTTGCCTTTTATTTCTGCGCCTCTGTGATAAACTAAAGCAACTTCAAAATCTGTCACAAATGTTTTTTTCAAATCTCCGATTCCACCGCCCCCTTTATCCCAAATTATAATATTTGACAAATCTCCAATTGGATCGCAAAATTCAATCCATTGTTTCAACACTTTCCAAGAAGTCCAAACAAAAACAAAACCTTTTGAGCAAAGATGTAAGTTATTAATCCACTCTGTGACAAAAACATCGTCATTTTTTAAAACTTCGAACTTTTCGGATTTTTCTCTCATGTTTGACTGATACGAAACACCATAGGGAGGATCAGTGAAAACCATGTCCGCTTTTTTACCGTTCATTAATTTTTCAACCGCGTCAATTTCCGTTGAACTCGCGCAATGAACTCGATGTCCGTTCAATTCGTAAAGATCGCCAAGAACCGTTTTTGGTTCGGTTGGAAGTTCACCGTTGAAATCGTCTTCTTCTGGCGCGTCAATTTCTGTGACAACGTCTTCAAAATATTCATTATCAAAACCCCAATCAATCAAATCGTCTTGATCGAAATATTCAACTAAAAGTTCTTTGTCAAATTCACCCGTGTTTTTATTCAATCGAACATTCAATTCTTTTTCTTGGTCCAGGTTCAAATCAAGTTCAACGCAAGGCATTTTTTTGAATCCCATTTCGCGGGAAACTTTTGTTCTTTGGTGTCCTCCAATTATAATCCCAAATCTTTCTTTGTTTGTGTTGACAATTACGGGATCAACCAAACCGAAACGACTGATTGAATCTTTTATTTTTTGCTTTTGTTCTTCTGATAATTTTCGCGGGTTGTATTCGGCTGAAATTAGTTTGTCAATATTCCATTCGACAATCTTCAAGTTGCTTTCCATAATTCGATAACTCTTTTCGATTCATTCAAATATAACTATTTAGATCGAATTATCAAAAGTGACGCATAGAAACCCGAAATGACGCTTATGTGACGCTTAGACCCGTTTTTTGACTTAAAGTTTTACTTCAATCCGTCTACCCCTAATTACCTCTTTATTAGTTCTTTATATCTTTATTTCTCTTTTTGACGGCTAAAAACAGTAAAAATAAAAGAAAAGGAAAAGAGAAATACAAAGTATAAAGGGTAATAGGGAAAAAATAAGCGTCAACGCGCCTGCGATATAGTGATAGCCGAACGCGAACCCCTTGACGGGTCATTTTTTAAGCGTCACGAATCGACCTTGTAAGCGTCATTTGATCAAAAACAAGGCAAAAAAAACGCCACCTTCAAAAAGTGACGCTTGATTTGACTTGCGTTTTTAATTTTATTTATTGATCCAATGATCGATTTGTTCCTTTATTTCGAATATATTGAAACTGTTTTCGTTTGCTTTTATCCATCCGTAGAAAATTACCCAAACGGCGAACACGGACCAAAACGAATATTTCACAACTGGATCGTTGTTCAGCTGATCAAGTAACAACCAGAGAGCGATCCAAAACGACAATTCGAATCTTTGCGGGATATTATCTTTTGATATTACGTTTCTTTTCATGGTAGTTGATTTTTTGAATTACAAAATTATGTTTTATTTCGTATCGATTGAATAGTTTATGAAATTCTTTTAAATTAATTTTTTCGTCTTCTGCCAATTGGTTTTGCTTTTCAGTTGTTTTCAATCGGTGTTTGTTGGCGCATCGTGAAATCACATCACGACGCAACCAACAAGTTTTTTTATTAAAATTCAACATCGACCGCCTCATATTTCCATAAAGTGATTGAATTGAAGACTTTTTCGACACCATCGACACCCATCCATTTACGACCGCGCAAATTGATGTAAGCCTTTATTTCAGTTCCGACTTGTAAAGATTGTATTTCGTCCGCTTTGTCCTTGACAACCTCTAAATTCAACGTCTGTGGATATTCACCGTCCTTGACTTCGATCCATAGTTCCGCCTTTTTGAATCCTTTCGATCCAAATGTTTCAACTTTTCCGATTTTGATAATCTTTCCTTGTATTTCCATAGTTATTGATTAATTAAATTGTTTTAAATGTTTGCTCCAACTTTCGCCAGGTGTCTAATTGAATTAAACAATCCTTGAATGTCTTCTTTCAATTCTATTTTTTTGCGTTGTTCGTCTTTGGATTGTTGTTTCAAATCTTCAACTTCTTTTTTCCATTCGCCGTTGAATTTCATCACCGAATCAACTTCTTTGTTCAGCCTTGTAAGGTTAACCAATCGTTTTTCAGCGACTTTTTTCAATCTTTCGATATATTCTTCATTTGCTTGAATATCCTCTTCAAGTTCTTTTTTGATGTCAGAAAATTGTTTTCGTTCCTGGTCCAAACTCAAAATGATGTTGACCAATTCTTCTTTTTCTAATTTAATAAGTAGATTTTTTTGCATTTTATTTGATTTTCATTCGTTTAAATTCAACCCATTTACCGCGATTTGTTCGCCTTTCAAAAATTATTGTCGTTTCGTCTTCGGACAATCTTGATCGTGTTTTTTTTCGTTTTTCCGTTCTTGTTATTCCCATGTTTTAAAAGATTATGTTTGTTGGTGAATCCATGACAATGGCTTCGAATCCTTGTTTGCGAAGTTGTTTAATTCGGTATTTTTGTAATTCTGAAATTTTGCCGTTTGGTTTCTTCACTTCAATAAATTTTGCTATACCATTGCGAAGACCCATCAAGTCTGGGATTCCGTTCGTTGATGTTTTCATCAATTTAACGACAACCCAACCGTCGGATTCAAGATTGTCGGTGATTTTCTTTTGAATTTGTTGTTCAGTCATGTAATTTTAATATTATTTTTTGAACATATTCAATAATTTCATTGTGATCAATGAATTCGGCTTCAAGTAATCCCGTGACATCAACAAAACGATCGTTTTTGAACCATTCTATTTGAATGACGTTGATCGGTTCGAATTCGGGCGGTGTCATAAGATAGCCTGGACAATAAAGGCCACCTTCGTATTCAACACGGAATCGTTCACCTTTCATTTTTATTTCCATTTAATTTTGTTTTTTTCTTTTAATTGCTTTTTTTCTTAGTCTTTGAAATCTTGACAATTTTTTTGCAAATATAAATTCATCTACTTTAAAAAAGATAAGTGAACCGATGAAATTTGAAATTGTCGCAACGATCCAAAAATTTGAAATATTGTATTTCAGTAACACAAACGGAATTGTTGCAAGTATCGGAGTGCTTAATTGCCATCTAAAAATGTACTTCAATAGTTTTTTCATTTTGTTGCGTTAAAAAACGCCCCGAAGGGCATTAGTTTAGTTGTATTAAAGATATTCTTTCTTCGAACTTCTTATTTTGAAAAAAATCGGATTCAGAAATAAATTTGTCAAAATCAACACTAAATCTTGTTGTAGTCATTTCGCCAATTTCACAAGTTGACTCATATACAACAGTAACTGTACACTCAAAAAACAAGTCATCGTTTCTAGTTATTTTTTTAGTGTATTTTAACTTACCGTTACCTCTCATTAAGTTAACAATGTGTTTTTTTATTGCTTTATTTATTGCCGTTGTGTTGTGTACTGCGTTTCTCATATTGTAAAGATAAGTGAAATTAAGCTACTGAACAAATTTATTTAGTAAAAAAGTGAAATTATTTTATTTTTTATAATGTTTTTTAAAAATATTCAATGTAAAGTTTTTCTTTTTCGACACGGCTTGATAAATTCTTGATTCGATTCCACCTTTCGAAAATATCCAAAACACATCGTTTTCGGGTCTATCTTTCACGGTCAATCGATCACGCGCTTGGAAGTAAGAAACCGCGCTGAAGTCAATGTTTAAAAAAACAAGAACGTCGGCTTTCGATAAATTGACACCTTCGCGACTTGAAACGATTTGTCCCGCATAACTTTTATTTGTTGAATTGAATTCGTCCAGATCGGTTGTGATGTCATCGCCATAAACCGATTTTATCATTTCAAGTTCAGCGATGAATTTATAAAATATCGCAATCTTTTGACCGTTCCATTTCTTTTTGATGTGTACCGCTTTTGAATCGTCAATGACCATTCGCGCACCCGATTCGAATTTGACCGTTCCCGAATACATTTGATGAAGTTTTTGTTGAAGTTTCACCGACGTGTCCGCAAGAATGTCTTCTTCGTTTCCCTCGATGACTAAATCTTTTGTTAATTTATCACAAAGTGAATAAGTGATCGGCTTCATTTCAACCATTTCAAAATGTTCGTTGACCTTTGATTTGAATCCCGCTTCCGCTTGCGTCATAACAACGCGCAACGGGTTAATAATTGGATCAACCTTGTCTTTGTTCGCCTTGTCGTATTTGGTAGCGTCAAACCCATTGATTTTCATTGTGTATTTATTGACGTAATTGTTCGCCCATTTGTAAAAAGTCGGTTCTTCAAACGGTGTAAAATACGAAACCCATAATTGATGGTATATTTGCGAATAAGATTCGGACGTTGGTGTTCCACTTGAAAGAATAATATCACATCGGTTTCGATATGCGATTTCTTTGATTGCTTTGGTTCGTTTCGATGGTGTTGGAAATGCTCCCATTGAATGGGATTCGTCACAAATAATCAAATCAATTTTTTTTGTGTCCGCTTTGTGAACTGATTCATAATTAATCAATATCATTTCATATTTGAACCCACCAAGAACGAAATCGGATTGAATTGAAGACATCGCCTTTTTCTTTGTTACAAACAAAACTTTGCGTTTGTTCAGTTTTTCAGCGGTTGCAAGAACGGTCAATGTTTTCCCGCTTCGAACCTCCCCCGCCAAGATTCCGATTCGATATTTTCGAACGACCGTTGCAAGATCGTCCGATTTGTCTTTTTGTATTTGTCGAAGTTCGAACATGATCAAATATCTTTCAAGTTTATTTCAAAATCTGTTTGTCTTAAAGCGATCGCAAATTTTTCGTTGATTGTTAATTTTCGAATGTTCCGACCGTCTTCATCAATTTCGATTGCTTCGGTAATGACAACGCGGTTCTTTTCGATTTTTATTCCCGTGATTTTGATTTGCATTTTGTTAATCGTTTTCAGTATTTATTTTATTTAAAATATACTTTAAATGTTTTTCCTTAGTATCTAATAAGACACCAGTATCACTTTCTCGATACATCATTCTTTCTTGATCGTATATTATAAATCTATGCGCTTTATTATGATCATTTAAAGATAATTCAATCACATTTTTCTGATGTTCTTCATTATAACTCCAATGATGCAAATGATTATTTTTGTTTTTCTTTTTCATTCTTTTGCATTTTGTTGTTGCTTTGTATTTTTCAGGGTATTTATCCCTATACTCTTTTGTTCTTTGTCGACTCATCTCTAAAGACGGCTTATATTTTTCTTTGTAGTTGTATTTATGATATTTTTCCCTATTCCTAAATCTTTCTTTTTCCAAGCCTTCTTTTGTTGACCTTAATTTCACCTCTCTTTCTCTAGCTTTTAACTTTACACAATTTTTACACCGTTTAGTATAACCGTCTTTATACCCTACCGACTTATAGAAATCTAAAATCGGTAGGGATTTATCACATAAACTACAATTTTTCATCATAGTTTAAATGTACTAAATATAATTATTAAAACAAAACGGTAGTTTAAAACGGTAAACTTAATCCGTCGCGCGTTATTGGATTGATTTCGGTCTTGATGTAACAACCGCGACGCGGTGTCCTAAATGGTTTATATTCGAAGCCTTTAAAATCACAATACTTTTTGACCCAACTCGAAAACAATTTGTTTGTCATCGATTTTCGAGAGTCTGGATATTCTTCTTTGAATTCGTTCACTATTTCCGACGGGTAAATTTTGCAATCTAATGAAAGATTGTCATCCGTGACCCAATCCCAAAATTCTTTGGATGTGTTTTGAATGAATCGTTTTGCGTTCGCGTTGATTGATTCCGTACAGATCAAACCAAAGTTCAAAAACTTTTGAAGACATTCAATCATGTATTGATCGAAGGAAACCCAATCGTCAAGTTCCCACTGATCAAACAAAAGTTTTCCAAATTCTGTCAAAGGTGTTCGATGTTGGTTGAAATATTGAAAAAATTCAACTTCGAATCGTCTTCGATCATGCGATGAACCTGCACCATTTATCACATAATTCGTTGTAATTACTATTTTAGGCGACTTTTCGAAAGGTATGAATATTTCATCCTTGTTTTTCCTATTCACGGATATTCCTTCAGTAATTAACGAAAACAATGATTCGAAGTTGAACTTTTTCTTTACATCGTCAAACGCCAGGATTTGAGTATCAACCGAAATTCGTTGATAATTGAACTCCCCTTTGTTTGGATCAAAAACCTTTCCGTCAATCTTGACCATCTTTTTGAATTGTGAAAGTGCGGTCAAAACTAAACTTTTACCGCTCCCCCCGTTCGGATGGTCGTTGATTTCTTGATCATTGAAAATGATTGCTTTTTGATCAGTCTTGTCTTTGTGTGATGACATCAAATATCCAAGAACCGTTTCCATTGTATTGATTCGTTTCGGATCGTCTGCACAAACCCGCTGAACAAATGAACGAAAGTCATTTTCAACCGTTTCGGATTCGATAAAATTACGCTTGATTATTTGATCGTCCCAAATGTAACCGTCGCAATCTATAAATTCAAGCAACTTTTTATTGTCTTTTTGAACCTCAACAACCCCGTTTTGATAATAAAGAAAACATTTGTCTTTCGTGTCCTGGATCATTTCAAGGTCGATCGAATCCAAAAAAGACAAATATAAATCTTGAAAATATTTTGTTGATGACGCGAAGAAATTCCAAATTTTCAATTCCTCTTTGTCAAAAAGATAATTCAAAACGAAATCTTTAATTTTTTGCGCTGAAGATGTTTTTACGATATTCGAACTAATATGAACAAAAACGGGCGAATCGGCTTTTTCTGGATAATATTTGTAAAAACCCGAAGTTTCTAAAAAGTGTTTAAACAAAATGTTGTCGATCACGATTCTTTGACCCGTCTTCCCCTCAATGATTTGCCAAAAAACAATTTCCGTTGAATTCTCTTTGATGTGTTTGATCGTTTCATCGTCAACCGTTGGAGTCGCTTTTTTTATTTCTTCAGACGAAACGCCTTTTTTGACTTGCAATTCAATCTTTCGGAATGTGTCGCGGTCCTCGAAATACTTTGTCCCGTGTTCGTTTCGTTTCTTGTATGCTGAACGAACGGTTGTTGTTATTTCGTGTTCCTTCATTGAACCTCGAACAACGTCGTGAATGATAATCGATTCCGCAATGTCTTGATTGATTCCGTAATTGTTCAACGATGAAGCCAAAATAAATAGGTTGTTGTTTCGGTTTCCGTCAACAAGATCGTATTCACGATTCCACCAAACAAGAAGCCGATCCGAAATTTGCTTTGTATCTTCCAAGATAATTTGTGGAGCGCGTTCGAAAAACGAATACCCTTGTTCAGAATGTTTTTTTGTCCATTCCTTTGAATCATTATTGATGAATATTGTTGGATCGTAAGATTCGTAACAAACGCGCGAAACATTTTTGCAAGACGTGTCAAAATATTCACAATCGAAATGTTTTTCCAATGCGGTGAAATAAAGTTTGTGTTCTTCTTTGTCGCATTTCGGAATCTTGACAATCATTTTCAAACCGTTTCCGCTTGGTGATGTAAAGACCGACATTGTAAATTCGGACGCTTCCAAAGTATCGCGCCACGTTTGAAAGATTTCATCGTTTGGGAAACCGTCAAAATCAAGACAAATCAAACCCGAATGTTCTTCAAGTGCGTCGTCTTTTCGTTGGTTGAATTTACCCGAAAACAAAAAACACGGTAATTTCTTTTTAAGATCGTTTCGTTTTTCTTTGTCGGTTTCGTTTCTGATTGATTCTAAAAGTTCTTTTGATGAACCGTTTTTGATTCTTGTGAAGACCCGTTCCACATCTAAGTGAAACGCCCCACATTTCGGATTGAATAAATCCTTGTAACAAGTTATAGTCATTGTAATATTTTAAAGTTGCGGTTTAAATATAACATTTTTTTATTCATTTGTGACGCTTAAATTCTGTTTATGACGGGTCATTGACGCTTAAACTTTTAAAGTATCACTTCAATCCGTCTGGTCTTAACTGTCTATTATTTACTTCTTTATATCTTTATTTTTTATTTTGACGGCTAAAAAAAAGAAAAAGAATAAAAAATAAAAAAGAAAAAGAATAGAAAGAAAGCTAATAAGGAAATAAGCGTCAATGCGTCATTTTGTTAATTCTTGATTGATCTTGTCCAGAAATTCCATTGTTGGCGTGTAACAAGTATCGACATCGTTTTGAATCTTTTTGTTTGAGTGCGTCACGGTTGAATGATTGATCTTCATAAAATCACCGATTGCGTTGTTTGACAAACTTGTATGTTTTCGCGCGTAATGACAAAACATTTGACGAATCCAAAGAATCTGTCTGTCTTTCGACGTTCTTATGCTTTCGCGGTCGATTTTAGCGACTTTAGAAAAAGTTCCGAGTATTGACACCAAACTATTGTTTGAATGCTTTAAATCGCGTTCTTTCATCAATAAACCGTGTGCGTCATCAAAGTTCAAACCCCGCTTTGATAATAAATGAATGAATCGCATATCGGATTTGGTATAAATCCCGCTAATCACTTTATTTTTTTTATTCATTTTTATATATAAAATTAAATTATCACAAACATTCTTTTGACCAAATCCAACGAATGATGATATTTGTATTTTCGATTAAACAACATTTTGATATTTGTCTTTCCAGAATGTTTTGTGAAGATTTGCGAAGATTTTATTTGTCTTTGAAACCCACCTTCAACAATCACAACGCCGTCTTTGATATCAGCTGGAAAGATTGGATCGAAACGGATTGACATCACGTCAGCCGTTTCCCCAATAACACCTTCAATCAATCCGATCATTTCTTGTTTGATTTCCCCTTCTTTTAAATTTGCGACAAATACAACATCGCCTGGAAGCGGTTTGTCGTTTCTTATGTTAAAATGTATCATTTGCAATTGCTTCGTTTGTGTTAACTTTTTCAATAAACTTCAATAATTTTGTTTTGAATTCGTTTATTTCGTTGCTCCAATCTTCGCGCGTCACCGTTATAATGTGAAGCGGTCGCGAAATATATCTTGGATCATAGGAAACAAAATACATTGTTTCAATCGTGTCCACTATTGTGAAATAATGCAAAAGTTGTTGTTTATATTCAGCGGGAACGCGGTTTGTTATAATGTATTCAATATGTTTTTTTGAATCTGGACACTTTACTTCAACCCCTTCCGTCGGAATTTCTTGATCCATTATCAAACCGTCGGGCGATAAATGGCAATTCGGAAAGTTTTCGTTTGTTACCATTCCGAAATGTTCAACATCAAGTTCCATGAAGTCGCGAAATTCAGCGATTGCAATTGGTTCAAGATCGATCCCCCTTTGCATCGCTTCCGAAACAAATGAATCTTCAATGATGTTCGTCCACGTTCAGCAATTAGTTCATACATTAAACTTGTATTTGTGGACGAAACAACTTTTTTCGCTCGTGTTCCTCCGATTGAACCTTGTCGGATTTTATACCAATCTTCAGTTCTTTGTTCTAAGTCTTTATGCAATTTCATTTTTCATGTTGTTTTTTGCGGTTAATACTTGTTTGTTATTTCTTTCGTCGTTGGTTAATTCTTGCCAGACTTTTTTCATTTCTTTCAAATCAAGACAAGATTCGATTCTTGCGATCGCTTCCATTGGATCGATTTCAACTTTTGGTTTGTATGCTCTAATTCGAAGCGCGTCCGTTGTTTCACCAAACGCCGTGACTTTTTCAGTTCCAAGAACGATCTGTTTTCCGATCCATTCTTCAACATACGGTGTCCCGTGAACCGTTTGGATCATTTTTGCGTTGGTCTTGTTTAGGATCATTCCTTTTGCGTCTTCCTCGAAATAGCAAACCATACAAGACTCATCGCGTCCCGACTGACCTTTGACCATTTCTTGTTGCGTTGCTTTGATTGTCAACGTCCAATCTTCACCGTTTTCCAAAGAATACGCTCCAAGATACTCATAATTGTGCATCGTCTTCCAATGCGTCTTTGTGTTTTCCATTTTTAGTTGCGTTAAAAATTAGTAATAAAATAAAAGTAGTTATAAAAATGTTAGTGAACAAATTTATATAATTGTTTTTTACATTTGAACTTCCGTTCCGTTTGATTTGCGAACAATTATTGTCGCGTCGCATAGTTCACAAAACTTTTTGAATTCCGACAATTGAATTGTTTCATCGCGGACCGTTCTATGAAATGCGGTTGCGTGTTTTCGAAGTTGTTCCGCGATCGAATCAACGGTGTTCGGTTCTGCTATTTTGTTAAATTGTTTTTTCATATTTTTTTGTTTAGGTCAATGAACTGTCAAGACTATTACTGTAAACAATACACGAATTATTGTCGTGATCAATTACAACCGTGTCGATTGCCAGACAAACACGGTTTAAATCTTTTGTTTCTATTTTTATTATTCCTCTTTGCCACTTGTTAAAAGTCTTCAATATCTCAATTGCTTCTTTTAGTTCCATTATTTATTTTGTGATGTGTTTGATTAATGTTTGTTTAAGTCTTGAATTATTTTTTCATATTGTTCAATTATTCGATCTTTCGCGTTTGCGACTTCAATCCATCCTTTAATTGTTTTGTCCTGGTTCTTGATGTGATCTTCCAAACCATCGATTTTGCTTTTTATATATATATCCATTTTGTAAAGTTTAAAGGTGTTGCATATTGTACCCGTGCCCAACCATTTCGTCAAGATCGTTTTTTGTAATCGATGACCATCTTTTACAAATCTTTGTGACATCGCGACCGTCAAGTTCGATCGTTTCAATTTCAAGCGTTGTCATTGGCGGTGTGAAATAATCGCCGTCGCAATGGTCCATGTTGACGTGTGCGGTCAATTCTTTGTCATCAATATAAATAATTATTTGAATGTCCATTTTAATTGCGTTTAAATATTACTAAAAATAAAATACATGATCATTGTCGCGAAAATTAATTTTGCGATTCTGTTTTCTATTTCTTTTTCTTTCCTTGTCTTCATAGCGTTTTTTTTTAAAGATAATGATAATTAAGGTAGTGAACAAATTTATTTAGTAATAAAATCAAACAAAAAAAAACCACCCTAAAAGGATGGCTTGAGAAAAACGCAACTTTAACCCACTAAAAAAACACACTAAATCAATATGTCGATCAATTGAACGACCATTTCTTTGGTGATGACACCACAAATTAATAAAACCGCGATAATTATCAAAACCGCAATTTTGTATTTCATTTTTACAATTCTTTTTTGTTTCACACCTTCAGCAACTTCGCCAACAATTTTTTTTGTTGTTTCTTTGCTAAAAAGATTCTTTGTCAATTTTATCAATGCAAGTAATTTCATTTTATTATTTTATTTGATAATGTGGGCAATCTCTCCAAGATGACCAATTTCCGCCCCATGAAATTTTGACACCTTCCAACGCTCCCGCTTCAAGAATAACCGACGCAACTTTGTAAAAAAGAAAATCTTGTTCGATTGATGGCATTTCGTAAAAGTTGATCCCTTTAATGTACGGAATAACGTCAATCGCAAAACCGCTTTGATGCTCCGACTTTTTTCGAATCCATCGCATTTTGAAACGCCATCTAAAAACAATTTGTTTTGTTGGTCGGCGGTCCTAATTCCACCCATCCAGGGAATAGTAATGTCGATACCGTCTTTTTTGCGTGACATTATTCGAATAGCGCGAAACAACACCCGAATGATTCGAGGATCAACCCCGTCCATTCTTCTTATGCTTGTTTGTCCCCATTGGAATTTTTTCGACATATAGTAAATTTAATAAAATAAAACTAATTTATTTCTTTTTTCTTTTTTTATTGAAGAAACGCCAAAAAACAAAAATTGATGTTCCGATCGATAAGAATGAATTTATCATTGAAAAAAACTTGTCCGTTTGATCGATAAGCGTTGGTGATGAAGACTTGATTGATACGTTTACGGTTGGCAATGAATCGGACACAAAGAGAAAAAAACATTGAACACCTTCGAATTGAAAGAATAAACCAATCGACAAGGCAACCAAAGAAATCAATTCTTCTGAATATCCTTGAATCAGTTCGATAAAACTTTCTTTCATTTCTTGTGATCTTTCCCGCATATCAAATATAAATGATTTTTATTAATTTATAAAATAACAAACATCAATTCACAATAAAAAGATATACTAAAAATTTAGCTACTTACAAAATTTTCCCAAATAATTTTGAACAAAATCTTTGTATTTTAATTCTAAACTTACAAAATTAGTTGTCGAATTATATTCTATTGTTTCCATCGTGTCGAATACCACTTCTTTTTGTACGTAGTTTTTTTTGTGATTGTTCAAATTATAATCTGTAAATATTAATTTGTTTGCAAAATTATGGTATTCAATTATTTCATCAGTGATGCAATCTGGAATCAACATCGTTTGACAAGAATAGTTGTTGATCAATTCCGTTCGGTTTCTTTTTGAATTTCTGTTTGAATAAATAATATATTCGTCCTCGTATTCCGCCTGGCGATTTCCGAAGAAACCTTGAACCCTTAAACCATCAACCCAATTAAGACCCGTGAAATCAAAATCAATATGTTCCAAATATCGGTTCATTACTGATTGAATTCGAAACGTCCCGTTTGCGCGTTCTTGACTATATTGTTTTAAATCAAAACTAATACTAAATTCCGTTATTGCTCCACTTATGAAATTTGATTCAACTTTCAACCTATACGATCCTTCGCCTTCCAACAATAATACTTTTTGCCATTGGATTTGTATTCCTTTGTAATTTGGATAATTCGCAAGCGTTCCGAAATCGTAATATATTCCGTAATCGTTGTTGATGATTGGCAAATCTGTAACGCCATTTTTCTGAAGTGTTAATGTGATCGTTTCGCTTGAAAAGTTTCTTTTAAACAAAAAAGAATTGATGTCGTTTTGCCATTCGCTTGGATCACTTAATGAAGCCAATACGGGCGACTTATAACAACATTCGTCAAGTGCTTCCGTGACAATTGAAGTCGGTTGTTGTGGTGTTGTTGGAACAAGACAAATCGATTGCGTCACAATTGGATTGTTTCCAAGTGTTCCCGTTGATCCGATTTCCGTGTTGA